CAATCCTATAAAAACTATCCTTAACAAATATCTTATCTGTTAGTTTTGTATCGTAGATATCCAATGGACGAAGTAAGAATCTACCAGTCAATCTTCTTGTTTCATTTGAATAGTTATCATCAACATAATCCTCCCAAAAGGTATTGAATAGATTATATTGTGTGAATTGGACCGGTAGGTTATTATAGTTTCCAAAGAAATCAAATGTTGATTGGAAGTTTAAATCACTCACCAAGTCAGGTACAAGAATATCCAATGAACTCAAGTGTGATACACAAGGGTAAGTTGTCTGTTGTATTTGGGTTGAACCTGATGATAAGTACCAAGTCCCTTGTGCTTGTTTAAACTTATCCTTATAGGCAAATCTATTACCAGTCCAAAAGAACAGGTGTGGTTTGTTTGAATAGGGTTGTAATTGGTTATTCAATTCCCTATAAACAGCAGGAATAATGAAATTATCTGCTCCATTAACAACGGTTGTTGGTGTTGCAGCAAATGGTATTTCATAAGTTTGTTCTGATGTAAGTAGGTTATTTGTTGAAATGTATTTAAATCTACCATATTGAAATTTGTTTTTGTCTTCAAACAACTTATTAAGATATTCTTCTGAACCTTTTGTGTATGTCCAATTCACCTCCTTTGGTAAATCAAAAGACAATGGTTCAACCCTGTAAGATGAGTTCAAATCCAATCTCTGTGTCCAATCCTTCACTTCCCTATCTGCTTCGTTGTAATACCAATTAAATGGGGTTATGGTGATTGTTTTGGATAACTCATTCTGTATTACAACAAGGTTGAATAGTGTTATCATTGATTTAAGGAACTCAATACAATTTATATCTTGTAATCCCAACCTAATATCAACAATCTGTGTTCCTGCCAATGTTGGTGAGGCATATAAATCCCACATTGGTGCTGTTGATGAAACACCAAACTCATTATATGGTAATAATCTTAAATCACAATTGTTATCATTTTGATTGACTTGGATATAGGCTTTAACAAAATCACCAGCATCACAATTGAATGTTGGGAAATAGTTTAGTGATGCGTCCAATCCTGATGTTGGTAATTCAAATTGAGCAGATGCCGCACATATTGGTTCAGAATCTAATGTGGATAAGTTTCTACCCTTTCTCATTACCACTTGGAAAAACACATTACCACCAATAAAGTTGTTATCATCATAATTAAACCTTATGTTGAATGAGTATTGTCCATTAAACGGAACCCTGAAAAAGGAATGTGTTGGTTGATTACCAGGATTGATTGAGTTGTATGGAACGGCTTGATTAAAGTTTCCAAGTGGGTCTGAACCATCACCCCTGAAATTGTTAAACAATAAATCCTTTGTTCCTGTAATACTATTATAGACAACAGACCTATTTGTATAAATCTTGAATATGTTTTGGTTTGTAACTGCCGATGCTGGTGTAATTCCTAATTGTCCGTTTTGGAATGTGTCCATATAAATGGAACGGAAATAATCTGTATCAAAGAATTCAGAATCAACAGCATACCCTGTCTTTGCAAATATTCTATCAATTACCTCTTTAACCCTTATTGATGGTTTCCAAACAAATTCAGGAACAGGGTGGTTTGATTGGTCAAATGAATTTGCTTCATCAAAGGTATAAGTCCATGCTGGTGTTGTACCATTATACGATAAACCATAATTTATCATTGGATACAATACTTTTCCACCGAATAATCCATCGGTATCATTATACTTTGCTTCCCAAGATTTGGTGATTGCTGTATAAGTTAATTCATGTTGTAAGTCAGTCCAGTTTAAATCTTGTAATGTAAGGTTTCTAATTTCAGATGCAAAGTCCCCAACATTACCCATGATATAAACCTCATAATCTGTAAAAGTTGGATTTTCAATAACCGCTGATAATCTTAAAATACCTGTAAATATGTCAGTCCCCCTATATTGAACGATACAATCAATCTTGGTAAGTGGGTTAAAGTCAATTCCATTTACCTCAAAGTAATGTTCAAATATGTTTGCATTATTATCTGTGTTTGGAACAACAAATTGTTTTGAATAAGGTGATTTCCTTGTATCCAAAGCGTTGATGTCCACCTGTTGGATAATAACAGAAATTGGAATATCTTCGTAGATATCCAATCTATTCCATTGGTTATTTAAATATACGATTAAGGTAGTATCCATATTAGAATCCTATTAGTGCGATATCAGATGAATACACATAAGTTAATTCAATATTGGTGATTGTTCTGTTTCCTTTGTTCTTTCTTGTAAATTCTGTATTCACCACATTGATTGGTGTAAGTCCACCATCACTTGTTATCTCATATACCTCATTGGATGTGTATAATTCTTCCAAATACATAAAATCAGGTTGGTTTAAGAACCCTGAATTGATAACATGGGTTTCCACCATGCTTACTTGGAAATCAGTCAATCCACGAGCCCATTGGTATCTTTCAGGTGATTCTGAACCCCAATCAACAGCCCAAGAATTGTATGTCTGTTTGTCTATTGATAATCCTTCCAACTTTGATGCTGTGAAGGTATAGTAATCGTAATGTCCATATCTTGATAACCACATCAACTGTAGTTGGGGATTACCTGCTCTTGAACAGATTGGTTCAACATTAAATGTGAATATTTCAGACACGGGAGTATATCCTGTGCAGTTTCCTAATGTATAGGTTGTCGGTGGTAATGGTGGGTAATTTGCCATAGTTTTAATAGTTTAACAAGTTCCTGCGTAGGTTATTACAACACCAGCATCAGAACAACTGAATGTTCCATTACATCCACATATTAGATATATTTCATTTGTATCCATTGTGTATGATTGTGCTGAACCATCACAGAATGTGTATAACAATACTGGATTTGCGGTTAATGATGCGGTTGTATCAATTTCATATTCACCACACGCACAAGGGGTTGCTGATGGTGTAGGTGTTGGGGTTGGTGTGGTTTGAACACAAGGTGAATCGTAAGTAACAATTAAATTACCTTCAATTGTAAAGTTTCCTGAATTACATACACAAACAAAGAATGTCTCAAAAGGATTTATCACCAATTGTGTTTCAATGTTATTACAATCTCTGTAAGTGAATATTCCTTGTGCTTCCAATGATGCGTTAGTAACCTCATAAGTTAAACAAGCACAACTAACAGGTGTTGATGACGGGGTTGGTGTAGGTGTCGGTGTAGGTTGAATTGGTGATGTTGTTCCTGTGAACTTACCAAACAATTGAACCGTATATTGTGCTGTGTTTGCAGGAATAATGTCTTGTAGGTTTACAGGACCTGCTCCAACATAAAGTGTGTTATAGTTTGTATTCCCTGATGGGATGATATAAGGTAATGCTTGATATACTTGGGTACAACCTGTTCTTGGACCACCACCATTTGTTGTGATGTTATCAACTGTAACACCAGTGATTAGTGTGCCTTGGTCATTATAAAACTTATATTCAACATAATATGGTTCACTGATGGTTGTTGTATCCAAATAGTAGTTTGTAAAAGCAAGGGTATAATATTCTGTGTCCTGTATGTTTCTTATACGGGGTGAATTAGTTAAGAATAATCCTGATGTTGTTGGGTCGGTGGTTGTTGGTGAGCCAGACAATACAAATGGACCCATGTTAAAGTCCTGTTGTGTTGCCCTACCATTTACACCCATCGTTGATTTAAACACTTTCTTTAATGGTGAAGATACACCAGGATTACCTTCAACCAATCCATTACCAGTGAATGCAGTTACAGCACCAAGTTCAGTTGATGAATACTCAAATCCAAAATAAACTTGATAATTTATTGTCTCCTTTTGTGAAGGACGGCTAAATGGGAATGTTTGGTGTTGGTAGATTTCAGTTGTGTTCCAAAGTGCTATTGGATTATTCAGACAATATGTCTTTAATACCCTTGATACATCAACAATACCCCTACCATAAGGATTTGGTGTTGCCTTTGCGCTGAACTGCAAAGTACCATCAATATACACATCATAGGTGTATCTAAATTGAAAGGTGTTTGTTGTATCGGCACTAATTGTATAAAACAACCCATTGGTTAAAACAGGTTGAAATGATGGTGGTTGTTGTAATACTGTTATGCTCATTATAGTTTAATGTTAATTCCTGTATCTTGGAAATATAGTTTAAGTGATTCATCAAGTAGGTCAGATATGTATTGTCCTGCCGCATCACCCAATTTTGTTGTTATTTCATCAATAACATTGTTTATCGCTTTATTCACAAAATCAGTTTTATAATAACCATACTTTGCGATTGAACGGGCTCTTAAAAAGTTTAATGTCTTTCTTGGTATAAACTTTCCTTCTTTATCCCTAATCCCACTCATACCAGGTTTAACAACACTCCATCTATCTATTGCTGATAATGGTGGATATCTACCAGGTCTTCTGCCTTGGTCCACCCATACCCAATAGTCAGGCATCTTAACAACCAATTCTGGTTTCCCTGAATCAAGGTCATCTTTCCAAAATACATCAATGTTATTTATTAAATTACCTGATGCAATTGGTGGGGATTTTGGTGTTGGATAATTCCCTGATATTGGTTTTTTCCTACCACCATAAGTTTTAGAATCTCTTGGAACCCTTAATTGTTTTTGTAAGGCGTCCTTGATTATCTTTGGTATTTCTAAAAACAGGTTATTATCCATAGTTTAAAATGTTTAACAACAATTTCCAATTTTAGTAACGATTAGTGTGCTTCCAGTTGATTTTGTTGGTGTTGATATAGAACAAACAGTTGCTGTATTACCAGCGGTAACTGTAATAGTATCAACAAGTCCATTAGGACACACATAGTAAAAATATGTTCCACTACCACTTGGGTTTATATTTTCAATTGTATATCTATAACAAGCACAAGTTGGGGTTGGTGTTACTGGTGGTGTAGTTGTTGGTGTAGTTGTATTTGTAGGTGTAACACTTGGAGTATTCGTAGGTGTTGTAGAAGGTGTAGGTGTTGTTACTGGTATAACATTAACACAACCACAATTTGGTATTACTGATGTTGTAATAGGATTTGTTATTGCTCCAAGTCCCGTTGAAAATGTATGTGTATGGTCATTTGACTGCATTGTTGTGCTCCAAGTTCGGGTAATTCCAAACTCAAGACAAGTTCCTGAAATTGTATAATCACAAACAGCATTAGCGTTTCCTGTAAATCCAGAAGTATCAAATAAAGTTAGTTTAATATTGTTATACCCACCACTTGTTTCAGTTTGAAGATATTGTGTTGTGAACACAGGACAAGTTGGTGTAGGAGTGTTTGTTGGTGTTGTAGAAGGTGTAGATGTGTTTGTAGGTGTAACAGACGGAGTAATACTTGGATTGTTAGTTGGGGTAGTTGTGGGTGTAACACTTGGAGTGTTTGTAGGAGTTGTTGTATTAGTTGGTGTTATACTTGGGGTTGGTGATGGTAATAATTCATAATAATCACATGCGTTAATATCGGTTCTTATGATTACTTCCATATCAATTGATATTCCCCCAACATAATCGTTGAAACGCTCTAAAAAGGGTAAACCAGTAAGTGGTAAATTACAATCCATGTAGTTCCACAATGGTGGGTCTTGGTTCATACCCCTACGGATATAAGACATAAACCTTCTTGCTTGAATATCCATATCACTGATTACATCAATCTCATTTGACATATCATCATTGATTCTGTCCGCAAAGATTAACTGCATTGTATAGGTGATTATATTCTCATCATAACTGATGTTCTGTGGGGTTACAAACATAAATGGATATGTTGGTGTCATTCCTGATTCAGTCATCCCGAACATAACAATGTTTCCATGTCCAAATGAGTTTAACCCAATTCCTTCTTGGGATATTTGATAATCCTGAAATAACTGAATTATCTTGTGGTATGATACATATTCTTCCATTATTTAGTTTGTTTTTCTAATTTTCTTAATTCTTCTTTCTGCTTTAGAAATCTTTCTTTCATCAAAGCAGAAACATTTAAACATAAGTATAAAGACAGGTTATCTATCTGCTCCATCTTTGTTATATCCTCCGTGGCTAATTGGTAGGTGAGATTAAAATAGAATCTAATGGTAGTTTCTTTTTTACCCATTTTGGGAGTATCTCCCATCCCTTCATCATCATCTGGTTCATTTTGTTCTTCATAATCAAAGAACTCTCTAAACTGCTGATATACAGATTCCCTATTATGAAAAAAAAAACACTTGCACCGAACCAATAGTTCACAGGTAAGGTAAGGAACTCATTTGCTCTATCTTCAATATCATCTGCCTTATATGGTTTGATTGTGTATTTCCCCTTCTTCTTATCAATCACGGGACGATACAATACCGCCATTAGGTAATGGATATTTTCTTCAATCTTGTCTGATGCGAACACCTCCAAATCTACCCAACCACCCCAAGCAAGTTTTGTCCAATCATTTTCCAATCCATACTCAACCCCATTATGGGTGAATATGTTATGTAATTCATCTTTCATTGAATTGGTTGTAATCTGTGAGGTAATGTACTCCTGAACAAAATTGACTTGTTCTAATGGTAAATCCTTCAACTGATTGACTGGTATATCGGTGTATAATGATAATGTTTCTACCGAACTATTTTGGTATTTTTCTTCATTACTTTTTAACCTTTGGTATTGTTGAATTGTAAGGTGTGGTTTAACCTGAACAATCTTATCTTCAATTTCTAATTCTATCATATTACTGTTATCTTTCTATTGCCTTTATTGATGGTTGATTCTAATACATACCTGATACTGTCAATCGTGTGATTATTATCATCTTCAGGTGTATCAAGAAGGTTTCCATCTTTATCTTCTTTAAATCTATAAGAACCAAATTCACTAATGATATTCTTTGAAGAACCTTCAATAAAGATATGGTGTCTTCTTATTAAATCAATTCCGTGAAGAATGGATTTCTTATTTACTGGCTTTGCATTCCATTTATTCCTTTTTAAATCTTCAATATTCTGTGGGGATGCAGAATCACACCATATTGTATCTGTCTTATCTATTCCAAGTCCATCTAACTTATGAACAATATCAGGCATGGTCATACTCTTAACATACAGGAGTTCCTTGAAATAAAGGTTGTCTTCATCTTTATACACCTCAACAAATGCTGTGGGTGAATTATATCCAAAGTCCATTCCCCTACCAAGTAGTTTTAATCCTTCAGGTATATGTTCAATGGTGTTGTACTTGGTGAATACCAATTGGGTTGCAAGTCCCTTCTCACCCATATTGTAGATTCGGTATAAGTTTTCATCTTTGTCTTTAAGTGATTCAAGTTCCTTGATAATGTTTTTATCCACAAATGGATTATCACGCCATGTAGTTTTAAAGTAATAACAATCATCCCTGTCTTGTAAGTCATACACCCAAGATGATAATTCTGATGGGTTTAAATCACAAATGATTTTATCTGCTGTTCTAAAGATTAACTGATTCCAATCTTCAATCTTTAATTCATTGGATTCGTTACAATATAAATAATCCCTTTTAACCCCTCTAATCTTCTGTGGTTCATCAACACTCATCCAGTTGATTATGTTTGAACCTAACTCATAATAACCCTCTTGTTTGTGTAATTTGGTTGGGTCATACATCTCAAACATTTCCAATACCTGAATTAAATCCTTTAATACGGAGTTCTTTAATGATGGTAATGTTTTTCTTACAATGGATAATGTTTTGTTTTGCTCTTGAAGTAATTTATACACCCAATAGATTAGGATATTAAATGTCTTACCTGAACGAGAACCCCCTTGTGCAACCACAATCCTTTTACCAAGTTCATCTGACTTTAATAATTCCTCAAATACTATTGTTGTGGATATCTTCATAAGTTGTCTATAACTTTATCAAACCATTTATCAAGGTCGTAGTATCTACTCTTACTATCAACTTCCATATATTCACCTATTCCGTGATACTCACTTTTACCCCCACCAAACTCACCATAACCAGTAACCTTTGATTTACTCCTATGACCCTTGTTTGGTTTGATACCATCATTTAACATGTCATCACATACCAGTAGATTAGGTGTAAATCTACCTTGAGTATTTAACCTTTCACCTATTGTTGATGTTGTTAAACTCTTTAAGTTTCCACCATAAGTTGGTTCCCCACTTTGTGATTTACCACTATTAAACCAACTTGGGGGTCTTTCCTCCTCCCAATTTGTAGGAATCCTTGT